CTCGAGATGCTGCTGCGCGCGCGCCTGAACGACACCCGCGCGATGACCGCCGCCCTGAACATCAACGCGGACCGGGTTTTTCTGGATTTCGGGCAGATCGGCGATCTCGGGCGCATCCGGCTGCGGGTGCGCGGCAACGATATCGTGGTCGTGACGCCGGAGCTTGCGCTGGATGCACCCCCGGGGGTGGAGGCCTCGCCCGAGGCTGCAGCCAAGCCTGCGCGCGCGCCGCGCCGGGCGCGGTCGTAATTCAAGCCAGTCATGGCCACCGACCCCTCCCTTGACATCGACGCGGCGACCGGCGCGGACCTGCGGGGCTTCCGGTCGGTCCTGCAGTCAGTCGAGCAAATTTTTGCGACCGGGTTCGGGGATCGGGTGATGCGCGAATGGTTCGGGAGCGCCGTGCCGCGGTTTCTGGGCGAGAGCATGAACCGGCAGACCATCCTGCCCTTTTTCGCCGCGATCTCTTCCGCGATCGAACAGTGGGAGCCGCGGCTGCGGGTCGTCCAGATCACGCCGGAGAGCCTGGGCCGCGACGGGCGCCTGGCAATCGCGATGGACGTCGAATACCGCCCCCGCGCGCTGCTCGGCGACCTGACGCCTGAGGGCGCGCGGCGGGTCGTCATTGCTGGCGGTGCGCAGTTCTGGGAGGCGCGCGACAATGACAATTGACCTGTCGTCGCTGCCGCCTCCGGCGGTCGTCGAAACGCTGTCCTTTGAGGCCATTGTGGCGGCGATGAAGGCCGACATGGTCGCGCGGCTGCCCGAAATCGCGCCGACGCTGGCGCTGGAAAGCACGGTCGTCGCGAAGCAGATGCAAGTGACGTCCTTCCGCGAGACGCTGCTGCGGGCGCGGATCAACGATGCCGCGCGCGCGGGTTTGCTAGCCTTTGCGGGTGGTTCCGATCTGGACCACCTTGCTGCGCTGCTCGGCGTCCGCCGGCGCGTCGTCACCCCGGCGTCCGACGGGCAGCCGGCGGTCATGGAAGACGACGAGCGCCTGCGCCGGCGCGTCCAGCTGGCGCCGGAGGCCTTTTCCTCGGCCGGCCCGGCGGGCGCCTATGTCTTCCACGCGCTGACGGCCGCGCCGACCCTGCGCGATGCCTCGGCCTACAGCACGTCCCCGGGCAGCGTCACGGTGGCGCTGCTGGCCGATCGCGACGACCCGGTTCCGACCGACGCAGAGGTCACGGCGGTGCGTGCGGCGCTGTCGGACGAGCGCGTCCGCCCGCTGACCGACAGCGTGGCGGTCGTCAAGGTCGTGCCGGTGGTGGTGCCGATCGTCGCGACGATGACGCTGTTTCCAGGTCCGGACGCCGGGCTCGTGGTCGCGCAGGCGGAGGCGGCGCTGCGCGATCTGGTGGACCGGTCCCGCCGCCTGGGCTTCGATCTGCGGCGCAGCGCCGTGTTCGGGCGGCTGCACGTCGATGGCGTCCACAGCGTGACGCTGATCAGCCCCGCCGATGATGTCATCGTCGGGCCTGGCCAGTGCGTCCGGGTGCCGGATATCACGCTCACCGTGACGGGGCGCGACCAGTGAGCGTCCCGAGCCTTCTGCCTCCGGCCTCGACGCCGGTCGAGCGCGCGATCGAGCAAGTGATGGCGCGGATCGGCGCGGTTCCGGTCCCGCTCGCGGATGTCGGCAATCCGCTGCGGACGCCGGAGGCCGTCCTGCCCTTTCTGGCTTGGGGGTTGTCGGCCGATCTGTGGGATCAGGCCTGGCCGCTGGAAAAGCGCCGGAATGTGGCAGCGCGCAGCGTCGAGCTGCACCGGCTGAAAGGCACGGCGGCCGGTCTGCGCGCGCATGTGCGCATCGCTGGCGGCGAGGTCACGCAGATCGTTGCGCCCCCGCAGGGGATGTTCTTGTCGGGCACGCTGTCGAAGGCGGCGATGGACGCATGGCTGCGAACCATGCCGCAGATCAGGGTCTATTTCGCGCGCGAGCGGGGCAGCGGGGCGGGCCTGTCCTTCATTGGGCGGGCGTTCCTCGGGCACGGGTTCTTGCGATTCGACGCCGGCCGCGGCCTCTACGGCCGCGCGGCCCGGCTGTGGGACGGCGGGTCGGAGGTCAGGCTTCGGCAGGTCGATCTGACCAGCGCGCGGCAAGAGCGCGCCGGGGTGCGCGTCGAGCGCGTCTCACTGCCCGGCGACGGCCGGGGCGCGGCGTTTCTGGGCCGCTCGGCGCTGGGAGCGGCTTTTTTCGGCGCGGGCGTCCGGCAGGCGCGGGTCGCGACCTGGCGGCAGGACGTCCGCTACGAGCACACCGTCTCGGCCTTGTCGCTGCGGTCGGTGGCGACGGGCCTCGCGCCGGTGGACGTGCGCAGCGAGCGGATCAGCGACCGGGGCAATGCCGGGCCGGTGCTGTTCGCCGGGCGGATCATCGGCCGGACTTTCCTGGGCCGGGATGACGCCAAGTGGATGATGTACGACCGGATCGTGCTGCACGACCCTGCGCGCGCGGCGCCGCGGGTCGCGGCATGGTCCTTTCTGGGCGCCGCCCGGCTGGGCCTTGCGCCGTTCACGGCGAAGTCGGTCATCGATTTGCGACAGGGCAGCCCCGGGCGAGCCCTGTTTTTCGGCAGCGGCTTCGTCGGTTTCGGGCTTTTCCGCGCCGAGGACGGCCGTCGGCAGCGCGATGTCGCGCGGTCGGTCATCGTCTCGAAGGCGGTACGGGATCGGCATCTTGTCACCCACAAGCTGACGCGCTCCCGGCGCTTCGGTGATCGCATCCCGATGGACGGGTCGATCAGCTTCAAATCGCGGTTGCCTTTCAGGCTCTAACCATCCGGAGACAAAAGAATGGAACGGCGCGTCCAGTTCTATGAAAACCAGCAAAGCACCCACACCGATTTCAACCGAATGGGCGACTTTGCCGCCAATTCCATCGACAACATCGTCGCCGACGGGATTGAGAGCGGGCTGAAATTCACCGGGTTTCAGGTCGTCGCGGGCGGTCCTCTGGAGGTCATCGTTGCGCCCGGGCGCCTCTACCGCGCGGGTCGCGTCCACCGCCGGGACGACGAGGGCGGGGTGTCGATCCAGCTCGGAGACTTCCTGCCGCTGGTCACGCGCCGGATCGTGACGATCGCGGTCTGGGGAAACGAGATCAACACGGCGATCGAACCGCGGACTTTCCTGGTCGATCCCGAGACGCTGCAGACCGAGGCAGAGGCGGTCGCGACCGAGCGGCGCCGGCAGGCCGAAGTCAATGCGATCCCGGGCGTGGAGAACGCAAACCCTCTGCCGCCGGCGCTGGATGCGAATGTCCTCGCGGTGGCCTATGTGACGCTGACGACCGCGGGGATCGAGCGGATCGACATGGTGACGCCGAATCGGCTGCACTCGGTGGCCTCCGTCGCGCAGCGCACCGCCGCGCTGGAGACGTTCCGGGGCCAGGCGGGGACGCAGCTCGACACGCTGCGGACCGACCTTTCGGCGCTGGCATCCCGTCTGCGCGGGACGGTGCGGCAGGACGAGCTTTTCGAGGTGCAGCGGGACGTGGCCAGGACAAAGCGGGCGCTGGACATCAGCGACGACCTGACGTCCTATGGGCAGGACCCTTTTCTCGTGCTGGATCAATCGGACAGCGACACTGACCATCCCGATTGGCTGGCGCGGGTCGAGGAGGGAATCCGGTTTCCGGCGGCGCAGCAGCGCGAAGCCAACATCAACCTTCTGAACCCGCTGGAAGACCGGGTGCGGATGCACGGCAATTTCGCGCTGCCGCGGTATGTCGAGGAGCCCCGGATCAGCGTTCTGGGCCGCGACGGCGAAATTCCGATTTCGCAATATCCGACGCAGACGATTGCGACTCGCATGCTGACGATGACGCGGCGGCGCGTCCGCTACGGGTCGTCCTTCCTCGTGTGCACGAACAACACTTGGTGGCGATCCGGACGGTTCGACCAGACCGCCGGCATTTTCATGCGGAACGGCGACACCTTTGAGGTGATCGACCAAGGCGTGCTGTCCCCCGGAGGGGTGCCCAAGATGGTGCGCATCCGGCAAGTCTGGTACGACGACGTGGAGGAGCCCTATTGGCAGAACGTGATCGTGACGGAGAACATCTCCGGCGCGATCCTGGCGCAGACTTTCCTGAATTCGCAAGACGGCTGGTGCACCAGCATCGAGCTGTTTTTCACGCAGGTCGCAGCGGCGGGGAACGTGCGCGTGCTGGTCTGCGAGGCGACGCACGGCAAGCCGGACTTGGAGCGGGTCATCGCCAAGACCGTCATCAACCAGGCCGACCTGAAGGTCGCCCCGGTAGCGACGAAGGCAGTGCTCGGGCCGGTCTACCTCAGGAAGGGTCAGCGGTATGGCATTGTCTTGATCACGCCGGGCGCGCATCTGGTGGCCTTCGTCGCTGGCAACAAATACGGCCAGGGCACGCTGTTCTACTCTGGCGATGGCGGGGCGTGGTTCCAGGGCGACCTGACGCGCGATCTGGCGATGCGGATCAATTACGCGCGCTTCGATGCGCCGCGCGCGGAGGTGCAGATCGAGCCCTGGGAGCTGGCTAACGGCATCGCCAACATCGACGTCCTCGCCGAATGCTACGTCCCCGACGGCTGCGAGCTGGTGTGGGAAATCCAGATCGCCGGGGTCTGGCGGCCGCTGGCCTTCTACGAGACGAACATCTTGTCGGGCCTGCCGGCGCTGGTGCCGGCGCGGGTGGTCTTTGTCGGGACGACCGAGCTGATGCCCGGCCTGACCTTTGGCGCTGCATCGCGGGTCACGACCTGGCGGCCGCGGGCGGATTTCACGCATGTCTCGACGGTGCGGACGATGCCCGCGCCGGTCGATCTGGTCGAGGTCCGTTTGCGGTTGGAGGCCTGGGACGATGCCCGGCACGATTGCGATTGCACGCTGCTGACCGGGGCGTCTTTCGCCACGACGGTCACGCCCGATCAGGTTGAGGACCGGGTCATGCTGGAGGCGAACACGATCGAGCGGCGCTTCTACTTCGATCTCGGCACGCCGGTCAGCGCCTACAAGATCAAGATCGAGGGCGAGACCGACAACGTCCTCGTGACCTTCCACGTCGCCGAGCGCGTCGACACCGCGCGCGCGAGCTAAGTCCAGCAAGGAGCTTTCAGATGGCAAAGGCACCAGAGGCGGGGGCATCAGCCCCTGCCGCGAGCAGCATCGACCCCGACGCGCGCTATGAGATCACCGTGACCCGGCCGATCGCGCGCAGGGGCCGGATCTTGTCGCCCATGCACCGCCACGTCGTGACGGGCCGCATCCTGATGGAACTGCCCCCGGAGGCTTTGGCCGATGTTCAGCCGGTTTGACCGCCAGTATCGAGTGACCGCCGACACGGTCATCACCCCGGAATGGTGGAACCGTATTTTTCGCGAGATCGACGCCAGGCTCGTCGGGCTTGAGGAGCAGCGCGCCACGCTGGGGGAGTACGAAGAGCAACTGGTCGGGATCGCTCTGCAGCGCATCAACGAAGCGCTCCTGCCGGCTTACGAACAGATCGCCCGGCTGGCAAATCTCGGCGCGCTCTTCGCCGCGCAGTCGGAGACGGAAGCCACCATCGGCACCGGCGTGCGGGTCTTCACGGTGGCGCCGTCGCAGCGGGAGACTTTTGCGCCGGTGCCCTTCCTCGTCGCGGCGGCTGGCGGCGACTTCGGCCAGTCGATGGTCGGGCGGCTATCGTCCTATGACGTCGCGACGGGTGTGCTGACGATGGTTGCGGACGCGGCCTATGGGTCGGGCACCTATAGCGACTGGACCATCGGGCCAGTCGCCAGCACGGACGACATCTCGGAGCTGCGCGCGGCGACCGAGGCTGCGGCGGCGGCGGCCACGGCGGCGGCCACGACGACGGCGGCCGATCTGTCGGCATTTCAGTCCGTCTGGTATGGCGCGCGGGCGACGCCGCCGACCGGGGCGGCGTTGGGGGCGCAGTATCTGGACACGTCGGTCACGCCGGCCGTGATCCGGGTCCTGACGCCCACCGGCTGGGCGAATGGCTTCATCGCGCTGGACCTTGCCGATAGCGCGCAGGTCACGGGTGTCCTGCCCGTGAACCGGGGCGGCACGGGGGCCACCACGGCCAACGATGCGCGGACCAACCTGGGCCTCGGCACGGTAGCCACGCAAAACACCGTGCCTGTCGCCAACGGCGGCACCGGCGCCACATCGGCCTCCGGCGCGCGGAGCAACCTTGGTGTCGTGCCCACCGCCTCCCCCACCGACAACACCGCCGGTCGGCTGCTGAAGGTGGCCGACAGCGCGAATCTTTTGTCCGCAAGCCCGTCGCGGCGCATGACGGTCGGCGGCACGGCCAATGCCATCACCCTGCAGACCGGCCCGTCCCCTGTTTTTACCGGCACCCCGCCCACGGGCCTGCAGCTGCGCTTCCGCGCGACGGCGGCCAACACCGGGGCAACCACCATCGCGCTGGACGGCGGCACGCCCATCGCCTGCCGGACGGTCACCGGTGCGGCGCTGCCGGCGGGCTACATCCGCGCTGGCGCTGCTGGGGACGGGTATTTCGAGACGGTCGTCGTCTACGACGGATCGCACTGGATCGTGCTGCCGTCGGTGGAGATTGCACCGGGCGGCACCGGACGCACCCTTGCCCTAGCGGTGGAGTCGGTCTCGACGAGCTCGAACACCTACGACACACAGGCCACCAGCGCCACGCTGGAGCCGGGGCTCTGGCATGTCTCGCTTCATGCAGGCGTATTAGGGACGGTGCCCGGCAGGGTGCGGGTCATCCGCACGGATACCTCTGCCACCTTGATGGAGATCGCGCCCGGCTTTGACGTGTTTACCCCCGCGCTCGGCAGGTCGGCCTATATCGATCTGCCTGCCGCAACGACGGTCCAGCTCCAAGCCTCGCGCACGGCGACCAGCGGCACCGCCACCATCAGGACCATCCGCCTTGACGGGCGCTGGATCAGGGACCTCTGACATGGACGACCTGAGCACGATCCACGCCCGCGTCCGGGCCGCCTACGGCGAGGACAGCGCGATCATGGAAGACGGGCAAATCTGGCTGTCTCGAAGCCAGCGCTTCCTGACGGAGGCCGAGGCGGAGGCCGTGCGGCCGACCGCGCGGGATCGGCTGAAAGCGCAGGTCAAGGCCCGCCGCGACGAAGCCATCGCCGCCGGGATCGTGATCGACGGCCTGCCCGTGCAGACCGACGATCTGTCGCAACAGCGGATCACCGGGGCCGCGCTGGCCGCCAGCCTCGACCCGACGCTGGAAGTGCGCTGGAAAGTCGGCAACGGCGCCTTCGTCACGCTCGACGCGGCCAGCGTGATCGCCATCGCGCAGGCCGTCCGCGCCCATGTGCAGGCGTGCTTCGACCGCGAGGCCGACCTGCGCGACGCCATCGACGCAGGCCAGACACCAGACATCGAAAGCGGCTGGCCAGGCGGGGTCGGGCCGTGACCGACGGCCCGCGCCTCGCGCTCTTGCGTTGTTTTTCCCTGCTGCGCCTTAGGAGGCCCCGATGCCAATTGCCGACATCACAGTGACCACCACGGCCACGCTTCTGACCTCGTCGAACGTCTCGGCCTGCCGGGTGCAGAATCTTTCGACCATCCCCATGTGGGTGCAGGCGACGGTGGGCGCGACCCCGCCGGCCAATTTCGCCGGGGCGGTTTTGCTGGGGCCAGGGCAGGGGCTAGTGATCGTCATGTCAGAGCACTTTGCCGGGCTGACTGGTGCGAACCGCCTGTATGCCCGCGCCGCCCGAGGCCAGGCGGTCGCAAGCGTCAGCCATGCGTAGCCCGTTCGACACCTTAGGCCTGCGCTCGCCCTTCGGGGGACGGAGAGCCTTCAACACCGCCGCCACAGGCGGCTCCGAGACCACGATCACCGCAGGCGGCTTCCAGTGGCGGGTGCACACCTTCACCGCCTCGGGCACCCTTGCGGTCACGCGCGGCGGCGAGGTCGAATACC